CAATATTATTTTTAATTATGTTAAAATTAGTAAGAGCATTTGGTTTAGTATTAATATCAATTAAAAATGATGTTAGCATTGTCACTTCATTATTAGTAAGATATGAGTAATTAACGACTGTATCGGTTTTCTTACTAACAGTATTTCCACTATATTGCAAATAACAATTATTAACAAGCTCACTTATTTTATTAACCCCAACTATACTATTTAATAATGCCCATACTTTCCAAGGTTTTAATTTATTAAATATATCTATATCTGAAATCCTTGCACTACCAAAAGAATTATTAAAAAGAGAAATTTTAAGAGCTTTAACATTCGTAAATAATTTTGTAGGATCAAAAATATTATTGATATCTAAGGTTCTAATTGTAAAACATTTAAGTCTATCATATTCATTAGTTGATATTAATGTATCTGAATCAAGAGCATATGTTGTAATAATTGTATTATTATTATTATTTATACTACTAATTACTTGATTGATATATTGAATAAAATAGTTTTCATTTGAATTTAATTTATAATGGTCCAATTTATCATCTAATACATATTTATATTTATATATACCATTATTATTACTTACTCTTGAAAAATTAATATTATATAATAATATTTCAGTATTCACAATTTTAGTATCAATATAATAATCAATATCACTATCTGCTAATTTTTTATTTTTCTTAGTTACTTGACTCATCGTAGCACTATCCATATAATTTATTAAAATAGTATAAATTGTTTTAAGCTGATTTGATAAATATAATGGGGATACTATATAATAATGTAAAACAGAATCAATATTCATAGTAACAATAGAATAAGGTTGTGTTAATTCCTCATCTAAATATATCATATTATATAACTCATATGAAAATGTATTAGTTCCTATAAACTGTATCTCCTGATTAAAATTATTATTAATAAATGTTGGTGTACCTACTAATCGAATATCATATTTCTTTATGAATTTCATACTCATATTATTGATTTCCAAAACTTTATTAGACTGAACCATATTAAAATTATTATAAACAATCTCATTTACAAAATTTGATTTAATACATATAATTCTACCTAAAAAAGATTTTGATAAATAATTATAATTAAATGGTTGATATGCAAAGATATTATTTGGATAAATAAACTTACATAAATTCACCTTATTAAAATCTTGATTCATCTGACAAATTAAATGATATGAACCTAATAATGTATCATAATTATTAATCATACCATCTGAATTTAAACAAAAGTTACCATAAAAATAAATACTTTCATATGTATCCATAGTTCCATTAAATTTATTATTTATAAATACATTTTTTATTTTATTATTTGCCTCATTCACTGCAATAGATACTCCATATTTGAATATTATCTTATTATTATTAAGCTTTGTTTGTATTAAAACAACATTGTTATCTTTTAATATATATCTAACCACCTCAATATTTTTACCTATCAAATTATTATAATCATAAGACTGAATACCAAAGTTATATCTTATTTTAGTTTGAATAAATAAATTCTTATTATTTGTATAACTAGGTGAGAATGTAACCTTCATCATACCATCTATTATAATATTAGTTGGATTCATTAATACTATCCAATAATAAGTCCCATCAAATGTTATATTTTTAATAAAATTATATGAACCTGAAATAAATATTGGTTGAAAATAGTAAAAGTTAAAATTAGTCATAATATTACTATTATTTAATATCTGTATTCTATTATTATTATGATCATAATTAACTGATAATATAATTGGATATTTATTACTAATATTAAATGTTGTTACACTAATTGGAATAAATGATACATTTTCAAAGAAGGAAGTATAAATAGTATTCATAACACGTACTAATCTATATCCAGGAGTTATATTTATGGATGTGTCAATATTTATCATATTATTATTCACATTATAAACATCCAAATTATTATTTGTTGAATCTAATATTATTGTCATATTATCCGGAATTATTTCTGATAAAATATTACCATTTGAATCAAAATTAATATACATTATTTTAAATGGTTGATAGGGTAAAATAAAAGTAATAAATGTATTATTATAATTTGATGCTAAATTAATATTATTATCTAAAAATATCATCCCATCTCTAATATTCTTAATAGTATATATATTATTATCAATAGTACATAATAATTTATCACAATTTTTTAATAATATCATATTATCAAATAAAAATAATCCATTCGTATTATAATATAATTTTATAGTTAAACTAGATTCTTGAAATATACTAACATCACTAACAACAGATGATGATGTTGCTATCACAAATTTATTCATACTATTACTAAAATATATATCACCAACACTCGGAGTAATCATTGGTTTGTATGTTAACATAGTTTCATAATCAATCGAAGGCATCACTTTATTATCTTTTCTTAAAAAGTTACCTAATGTAAAGTATCCATTATATTTATCCTTAAGAGTTGAAATAGATTTAATTAATGTTAACATATATGTATTTGATTTTAGACTCAATCCATTAACAATAAATATATTACCATCTAATATTATCATTTCATTCATTTCTAAAAACATATTATTAAATTTAACAATCTGATAATTTGTAGTAGTATTTTGTATCAGTACAATCATATTATTAATAAAGATTGGATAATTAATAGAATAATAAGTTGTAAGTTCTGATATATCGCTATCATAATCAAAATATATATTGTTCGATACATCTGATTTAAATAGAATTTTATATTCTCTATTCTTTGTACTAACTCTTTGATAAATAAAGATAAAATATTTAGCAGAATTAAAAACAGATGGGTCTGATGATTGCAAACTAGAGAAATATACTGAACTGTTTATATTATTTGATAAAAATTCTACAGTAGGTTTAATATTAAAAACATTATTATAATCTAATTGCTTTAAAATATGAGTATATTTAGTTGTATCATAATATCTAGTATCAGTATAGAATTGATAATATATCGAAGTGTCATATGTATTATTTAATAATATTAAATCCTTATTAGATTGTTGCAAAATATTAGGATAACATGATATTAAATTGTATTGAAGACAATAATTTGTAATGGTTAGTTGTGAATTAGTATCTAAATATAATGGTTCTGATATACCAATATTATTAGTGGTATCTGTTAATACATCTAAATAATTTTGAATCAATTGTATATTATTTGTAAATAAAATCCAAAAATATACATAATATACAATCCCAGATGATGTAACTCCTTTAATTTTCCATAATTTTAATTCAAAAGCTAAATCAGATACACTATAACTATTATTTAAACTAATCGTACCATTACTAATAATAATATTAGGCGATATTGAAGTGAATATATCTGTACTATTAATTGTTCCAATTATTAAATTATTAATTAATTTATTATTAGAATCAAATAAATTGGTAGAATTAATTGGAATAAATGATTTTGAATAGTTTATCATATTATATGTAAAATTAATATTAGGAATAATAATCCCATTATCATATTTTTTAATAACAATTGGTTGATAAAGAGTTTGCATATTGATATTTTGTATTAACATCTCAACTATCACCTCATTATCTCCTAATAACTGAATTGTATTTGAATTATAACTCGCAACTACTAATTCAGTATCATAATATTTTGAATTATAGACTAAATAATTAAGAGTATCAAAACTAACGGGTGAATTAACATTTAATCTTTTCGTAATAAAATTTTCACTCAAATTAAAATTTATCATAATACCAATCATCTGTTTTAATTCAGTATTAAATAATGTATTGTCTATTAAATAAATAGTATTCATATTATCATTTTGATTGAAATAGGCTATTGATGAATCTACTATATTTATAGTATCGCCAGTACTATAAAAATATACTACACCTCCTATTATATAAAATGAATAGGTTGGTAAATTATTTGCAGCCAAACCACTTATATTTCCATTACTATCTATCGATATATTAGTAACATTATATTGAATTGTATTTATATTATAAGATGGTAATATATAAGTATGATAATTTCCTTTTGGTATTTCCTTTATTTTAATATCACTAATCTTAAGTATAAAATATCTACCGACAGATGTATCAATTAATAATATATAATAGTTAGAGTTTGTGTTTAAAAGATCTTTTGTAAATACCCCATCAGCATAATAACTATAAATAGTACCATTACGAATTATTAAACTAGGTTTTAAATTATATGTTACATATGAATTATCCGGTGAAGAAGTAATTGATACTTTGTTATATAAATCAATAGTAACTGTAGGATCAGAAGCAGGTAAATTAAAATAACATATATTATTAATCTCTGATATTGTAGACATATCATAATAATTACCAGATAAGCTATAAATATCTCCTGAATTTATTCCCAAACTATTTAATGAACTATTAATATAATAGTTTGCTATTTTAAAATTATTTACAGATATATTTGTAATTTGTGAACTAACTTGCCATGATGTTTTATCTCCCATTATTGCTTCATACATAAGAACAGTCTCATTGAAAGTTATCATATTATTCAATATCATAATAAGAGTAATCATATTATTATTATTTACAATAGTTCCACATATAATCATATTATTAATTAAAAAATTAGTTGTACCTATGAAATTAAAAGTATTATCAAATGTTAAATTATAAGAATAAATATATTTATTATTTGAAAATTTAGTTAATATGAGTGATTGTAAATTAGTACTATTATTAAATATCAATTCATATGGATTGATAATCATATTATCAGCAAGTTCATAACTTAAACTATATCTATTTTCATTCATATTGGGTGTCAATGTATATATTTTATTATCATCGAATTTATAATATGTTGTATTACTAAATGGGGTATTAATATACATATCATTAAATATAATTGTAGAATTTATATCAATAGAGGTAATTCCCAAATAATTAAATTTATTATTACGATATAAATTTCGATCTATATTATTTATCGTAGTATCATTATAATTATTAGATTGAATATTTTGTGTATAATCAGGTGTTATTATATTATTACTATCTAATAAAAAATTATTAAGAGTCTTATCATTTAATATTATCTTATAAAATCCAGAATCATATATTTGACATAATAGAGTGATAGTATTCGTACCACTATAATCTTTGAATTTATTATAAGTTTCTTGAATAATTTCAGGATATGATAAATATTTATCATTATAATTATCAGGATTTGATAAATTTAAATAATCAATATTATTATTTACATATGTTATTTGATCAGTAAATAATTTACTAATTGTATTAAAATAAATATATGTATTATTTGCAACTTTTTTAGATGAGCTATAATAATTATATACAGGTGATAATACATTTAATATATTATTTTTAAATGTAACTAAGGTTGAATCATTTGGTAAAACATCATCTACTAATCTTAATGCATAATGTGAATAACGTAGAAAATCAAGATTACTAATTCGTATAGGCATTGGAGTAGGCGCTACTAGTGATCTATTAAAATTAATAATGGGATAATTTATCGTATTTTTTGATATATTAATTACATTATTAATTGAATCGATACTATTTAATATAAGTTGTGATGTTAAACCATATAAATTTGTATTATTATAATCAAACATTGTTGTAAAAATATTATTATACAAATTATTAGCACTCTCCATTGTATTAATTATTTTATTATAATCAGCATTAGTAGATAAAATGTTATCTATCATATACACCATACTATCAATCATTTCATCATAATAAAACAAATAAATATTATTAGATAAGAAATTTTGTGTTAAATTAAATTCATCAAATGCAGGATTAAAGGTTCTTTGACTTGGTTCATTCAAAGTTATATTACTATCAATCGTATAATATTTATCATTAGATTCTTTAATAAAATATTGTTGCATTGAAATAGGTAGCATATAATTTACATTACTACTATTTAAGGTTATTACTGATGTTTCATTTGTTTTAAATTCTATATTGTAAAAATATACAATATCCTTATTAAATGAATTAACTAAAGTATCATAATTACTAAATTGATTCGTATTACTATTATTTAATAACATAATAAATGGTTTATTAAACATATAATCATTCAAATCTGACATATTTTTAGAATTAGCATAATTAACATCTGTTGAATGACTCATAAAAGAATTAAGATTGGGTACTATATTTTGAAGTGTTTCTATATATGATATACTCAATATACTATCAGATATATTATCAATCCATGATGTAGTAATATTATCTTCTATTCTAGCAACGAGAAAGAAATCATTACTATTAACAAGAGTTCTATATATTTGTCTACCAGTAACATCATTATTTGAAGATATTGGAACAAACATTCTTACCATTGAATTTATAATATTAACATTAGTAATAGGTGATTTTTCTGATTCAATATCTTGATATGATTTTGATGTAAAATATGTATAAAAATACATATAAGTACCAGATGTTAAATTTCCTGTTCCTACAGTTTCTAAAGTAAGAGGAATCGTAGGTTTTTCTAATATATATGTATAATTAGGTACTTTTAATATTTTGTATGTTTTTGGTACTAATATACTAAGATTAGAATCAGGATTATCATCAATAAATGTAATAGTACTTGTTATATTTGTTATATTTGCTACTTGATAGAAGAACTGACCTGATTCTTTTGTTCTATATATTTTAACACCTAACACATTTGGAATTGTAACTTCAGGTATAGTAATGCTAACTTGTGTTAAACTAGTTGTTGTAATATTACTTGCAATACTATTTAATGATTCTTCATTGTTATTATAATATGTATATAAATACATATAATTACCAGGTATAATATTACCAGGTGTATTTAGATCAATAAGTTCAGGTTGTATCAATGGATTAATAAGACTACCTTTATATATTTGTTTTGTTATATTAAAATAAGGTTGTTGATAAGGTATTGAGCTTAAAGAATAATTTTCACTCCCGTCTAAAACATCTGTTTCTAAACCAAAAACTGTGTTTAAATAATAAAATGTATCAGATGTTCCATTTGTTCTATAAATATTCCAACTATCATAATCACCTGGGTCATATTTAGTAAAATTAGTTATTTTAATATAATCACCAGTATTTATTTTAATTGTAGTAGATGGAGATGGCAAGGTTTCTGCAGTTGTTGAAGAATTATATATAGTAATCATATATTTATATGTACCTTCTGTTAAATTAGAAGGAGATGTTTTTGTAACTAATGTTAAATCCACTTTATTCATATTAACTACATTATATGCTAAAACTAATTTAATAGTATCTTTAATATTATAACAATTTACCAAATAATATAAATAATTTGATGAATATAATGTAGGATCCCAAAATATAATAGAACTATTTATATTATAAAATGTAGATTCATCTAAGGTTTCATTCAATTTAATTTCATCAATATATATATTTTTAATAGGAGTATAATTTGTAGGTAAGTAATATTTACTACCATCCATATTATGAATACTATATGATGAACTATTCTTTTCTAAATATATTGGAATTCTTACACATTTTGTATTCTTATTTTGTAGAGTAATTAATTTAATATTATTGTCAATATTATAATCAATACCAAGTAATGCATCAGATGTATCATCATAGTAAATATTATTTTCAATTGTCAATTTACCAACAAAATAAAATGTATTTGCATCAAAACTTCCACTTACTTTAGTTCTATAGATATTAATTCCAAATACATTCATATTATCTGTAAACATATAGTTAATTGCTACAATCATATTAGAACCAACATTTACATGTAAAATATTAGACATCTCAGATTCACCAGATGAAGTTAAATATGTAACAACATAACTATGCATTCCAGCATCTACCATATTACTACTAACTGCTATAGTTGGTACAATCATACTAGTATTAATAATGGGTGGTATAATATTATTAGTATCCATATAATTAATAGTAAGCATCAAATTATTAAAACTTATATTTTTTGGGGTATCAATATTAATATTATTACTATCTATTATATTTAATAATTTAACAGTATTATTACTAAATTTATCTAATAATTTATAATGATTTGATTGAATGTTATTATATATCATACTATCTTTGTAAAATGTTACAACTGGTAAATAAGTTGTATATGTAACATTTAATGTAATAGTTTGCGGGGCTGATAAATTTACAAAATTAGCACTTATACCAATATTATTACTAAGATCAAATTTCAAATAAATACTATTAGTATTTAATTCATTTACTTTAATTTCTTGAGTCAATGCATTATAAGTATAATTATTACTACCAATAGTTAATATAATAGTACTGTTCATATCATAATAATTATCATATTTTACATATAAATAACTATTAATAGAATCATATATAATAGGATCAAATATATAATAATTATATAAATCAAAATGATTGGTCATTGGGCCATTATACACATAATTATAAGTATTCGAGATTGAGAGTTTATAAAAATTTTTTTGTGTATATGTGCTAAAATCTGTATTAAATAAATTATTTATTTCAACTTTATGAATGGATTCTATAAATTTTTGAAAATTATTAGTTTCTAAATTTAATCTTCCTATCCAACTACTTTTATAAAACATTTGATAATATGAATTTTTATATTCTTGTAATGTAAATAAATTAGATGGTGTAATAGAATAATATAACATTAATTGTCGATCTGTTTTTTTTGATATCATTGTACTATTTGTTACAACTGTTTTGTATTCATCTAAAAATTTTCTATAAGTTCGATTAGTTATTGTATTTCGCCATAGTATAATCATACTTTTAAAACTCTTATTAATATTCTTATTTTGAAAAAGTAAACTAATAATATCCATTGTAATTAAGTTATAAATATAAATCATATCTACAGGAGTCATATTATTCATTTCATTACTATCTAAATTATTAATATTTGTAATTAAATTTGAATAATTATTTATTTCATTCGTATTATTATAATAATATTCATCATTATTAAACATTGTTATTAAATCGGTAGAATCATATTTTGTTGCCATGTAGTAATTATTAAAATTAATTTGTTGATAGGGAATCAAATAATATCTAGTAAGAAATGTTTTCAATTTAGTATAAATATTAGAGGGATTATCTAAATTTAAATTCATAAATATATTAGTAATCTTTTCTTCAGCAATTAAATATACTGATTTTAATTTTTCAAAAATCATATTATTAATATTATTTGAATTAAATAATTGATAAATATATTTATTTATTTTATCATTCCATTCATTTATAGAATGAGTATCATTTAATATAATTGATTTATTAACAGTATTATTTGTACTTATTACATATTTTTTCCAAAAAGTAAAATTTAAATCTGGTGTTGCAAATAATAATTTGAACATTAGACTAAATAATAATGGATTATATGGTAAACAGTTTTCTCGATAATCATTAAAATTTAAAAAATTAAGTTTACAATATTTATATGTTGCATCAATATCAAATAATGTATTTAATTTAATAATATTATCACCTTGTATCGTATAATTATAATAACGCTCTACTTCATTTTGTTGTATAATATTTCCATAATCATCATAAATATTATTTCCATTGCTATCTACTAATGGATATTGATAATACATATAGTTTGAATTTAATGCAAATAAATTTCTTAACATATATAAATTAAAAATATGATTTTTCAATAAATAATATAATTGACCAAATGCACTTTTTAATGTTAACATTTGGTTCATCATTTTAAAATCTGATGAATTTGCTATATTATTTAACCATAACTGTTCCCAAAAACTTGAATTAATACGAAGCACACTTATTAATGGTGAAATATCATTATCTTTAATCTGATATAAATTTACATTAGAACCTAATTCTGTTAATGTAATATAGTCAGGTAATAAATTAGATGTTAATGATGATAAATCACCATCCAATTTTGATATATTTGATTGAAATTGAGATAAATTAAATAATTTTTCTGGTACAATATACCAACTATTATTATGATATAATACTATACAATTAGTATTCATATATGTCACATCTAATTCATTCATATTATAACCTAAATCAGTTTTTGTTATTGTTGATATAGTTCGTATAATATCAAAATATGGTATTTCCACCTTAAAATATTGATTATATAATAAATCCCCATTTTTTTCTAGTACTTTTATAGCATTTTTTCCAAAATCTATTGTTCCCAAATATCTATCATTCTGACATAATGAAAACATTGTATGTTGTTTATATACTATTTTAAAAAATGTAACTTCTGGATTACCTATAAGAGGTGAATCTTGAATACCTGTTGTTATTAATTGAATTAATCCTCCAGTCATTATTAAATATAATTATAATATAATCTTTAAAATAAATTTTTATATATGATATTATAATGAGTGAATATTTTATTAAAGCAATATTATTAGATAATTGTTCATATTCTATAGCTGCTCACGAATTATTAAATCAACATAATATAACAAATGAAATTGTAAATATTACTAGTAAAGATATGAATATCTATAGTAATAATATGATTAGTACTTATCCTCAACTATATTTAAAAAAATATAATACAAATGGTAATCTTTTATTAGGTGGATATGAAGATTTAAAAAATTCAATTGATATGTTCAAAGGTATGAAATTATCAGATGAAAATATAAATAAATTTATGAATAAATATAAATGGTCTAAAAAAGCAACACTTCGATTTATACAACTTGTTAATATTAATCAAAAATAATTTTATTATTCTTATATATTCCTACGGGTTTTGATTCCATATTATACACTATATTATTACCAAATGTTTCATAATAATATTCCATTTCATTAAATATAATTTTATTTAATACTACTTCTTCTTCTACAACTTGTTTTTCTTTTGGAATTTCTTCTAATGAAATCATACTAATTTCTTTAGATTTTAAATATTTATTTTTAATTAAATTGAAATCTAAATTTTCACCCAAACAAATTTCATATAGTAGTTTAATTTTTTCATTAATAACAACTTCTAAATGTTCCTGTTTTATCTTTTTGGTTTGTTTTTGTAATTCCTCATCTAATAAAGTGATTGAATCGACAAATATACTATGTATATCTTTTAAACTAGTTTTAAACTCTTTTGATTTCATTATAAATTAATTATTTAGTATAAATTAATTCATTTTCAATTTTTACAAAATTATAAAAAATTAGGATTATAATTTTTATCTAATGTAGGCTTTGTGAATGAATCCAACATAACTTCTCGCTGGGTTCCTCCATATTCATATATTCGGCTGTTCTTTGGCATGTATTGCATTTCTCTTTTGTTACAATTCGTGTTAGTTGTTTTTTGTAAATTGATATATTGATAGGGTTCTTTCTTAGTATACATTCGATTGCTTTCAATTTTGTTTCGATTATATCTTTCTGATTTTGGATGCTTTGTATTTTTACACTTTCGATTATTTGAATTAAATTTATTATATTCATTTCCATTAAAATTAGTATGATTATCATTCATCAGATACTTATTCAATTTTTTATGTTCCTTGTCAGATAAAGTTTGATAAGGTTCATATTCATTCATCATTTCATGTTCTCGTTGTGAAATAGTTATATTAATATCTTGTTTATTAGATATTTCACCACAATCAATAATAGTGTTGAACATCCAATATTCTGCAACATATCCTTTATTATTAACCAGCATAAACTAAAATATATAATTATTGTATTATAATTTATATTAAAATCAATTTTTATTGACTAAATAATATTATAAATCAGATATTACATTATAAGAACTTTCCATCACTACAGATAATAAAAATTTATATATATTAACAAATACATTATTAATTTTATTACACAAATTATTTTTCATATAATTATTTTTAATAAATGTTGTAATTATTTCTCTATCTAATTGTTCATTATCAAAATCAATTAATGGTCTTAATTTATAATTTAAAAATCCAAGTACTATTGACTGATCTTCTGTATAATTTTTATTCATTAAAATATAATACATATCATTCCACGTTAGCTTTCGAGAATGTCGTATTTGAAATTCTTTTAATAATAATTCACCATATAATTCAATATCACGGGTGAATGGAATTCCTAAATAATAATCAGTACTATTTAATTTGGGCATTTCTAATTCTAATTTTTTGTCAGCCTTTGATTTATTTTTATTAATATAAAGACCATAGGTTTCTATGAAACTAATTAGGGATGTAACAATTTCAGTTGTTTTAGTCAATTGAAATATTTTCATATAAATATCATCCACATATATATTTAATTTAAAATCAATATCATTTTTATAATTTGTAGTTACTAACCATCTATGAATAATTTCTTCAAAAGCTAATGTAAAAACAAGATTTGAACTTGGTAATCCAGTTGAAATACCCTTTGATACTATAACTCGTTTATTATTGTAATAAAGTTCTCTGTTTTTAAGAATTGTCATATATTGTGATACAAACTCTTTGGCAACATTTACATTAATTTTTCTTGTAAGATTAGCTAATAGTAACTCCTCTAATGTATCCCATTCCAATGAATCAAATGCTCGAATAATATCTAATAATACGACATTCTCAGTTGACATTGTATTCATAATTGCCGTTTTAATAACATTAGGTGAGAAATTTCTAATTAATGTAGCCTTATAAATATTAATATCTGGTACATTATTACCACATTTAATTAATACTTCATTACACCACAATCTATCTAAAATCTTAATAGTATTATGATGATTTACTAAATATCTAAAATTCTCTGGTTTCATAATATCTCCTGATTTATGTTTTGGAAAAATAGTACATTTACTAATATATTTCATTAACATTTTTCTAGTTAACTGGGATGCAACTTTAAAATCATAAACTATATTAATCTCATTATTATTAACATTAGCGGGATTTAAATTGACTTCCTTCTCTAGAGAAATATTATGATATACTTTAAACCCAATATCACGAAGAGCTTTCAAGTTCTCTTTTACATGTTTTGTAAATTCTTCTTTGTTATTTGTTGGGATATCAGGAATTGCTTTAACATTAACTGTTAGTTCAACTTGTTGCTCAACTTGTTGCTCATTAACTGTTAGTTCAACTTTAATTAGTTGCTCAACTTGTTGCTCATTAACTGTTAGTTCAACTTTAATTAGTTGCTCAACTTGTTGCTCATTAACTGTTAGTTCAAGTTTAATTGGTTGCTCAACTGGTTGCTCAACATGTTGCTCATTAACTGTTAGTTCAA